GAGAGCAATCAAACCAGCTTTACTGGGAAGATTGTTTGGACGAGCAATCAAACCATCTTTACTGGGAAGATTACTCGTGCGAGCAATCAAACCATCTTTACTGGGAAGATTACTCGTGCGAGAAGTAAAACCAGCTTTACTGGGAAGATTGTTTGGACGAGCAATCAAACCATCTTTACTGGGAAGATTACTCGTGCGAGAAGTAAAACCAGCTTTACTGGGAAGATTTGATTTTGTTGTTACGTTTGCTTCCATTTGTTTAAAAATATATATTTGATATTCTTTTAAGTTAAAAAAATTCAATTTTTGACTTGCAATTAAATACAAGTCTTTAATCTATATATTTGAGACCATTATACTTAAATATTACAAAATCATAATCTGCAATATCTCTAATATAAGATAAAAATTGAATTTTTAATTTTTTTAACTTAAAAAGATATTGATATAATTAATTAAAAATGACAACAGCTATCTATTCAAAAGAGGATGCCTTTAAAAAATTTAAACAATCTAAGAGCAATGTCAAACTTTTTCAGGAAGATATTCCATCGAAGGGTTCTGGATCAGGTACTAAAATAAATGCTGGTAATCCAAAAAGATTCTATGTACTGGAACCTAGTATAATATGGCAAAAAATTGTTAGTAACAGAAGATCATGTTTTTATGAATTTTGGACTGATTCAATGAAAATTCAATTTGCTTTAGATTTAGATATGAAAGGTGTAAACTCTTATGAAAAATCACTAAAAATAGTAAAATCTAATATTTGCAAAGTTCAAAAGGCAATTCAGGATTATTATGGATATTCTTATCCAGTTAATAAAATTATAGTGTTAGAGTCTGATTCAAGATATTCTGTTAAAGAATCATCTAAATACTCTTATCGTGTTATTTTTCGAGGGGTAAATTTTTCCAATCATTTGGTTGCAAAAGATTTTTACCAAAGAGCTCATGCAGAACATAATATTGAATTTTCTGACTCTTCTATTTATAATATGACTTGTTTAAGATTATGTTATTCTGCAAAGTATGGTAAAAATGCAATTATGATTCCAATCGAGTTAGAAATTAATGGTCAGCATACAATGACAGATATGAATTGTGGACTAGAACCTTATGCATTTTGGTTAAGAACTATGATAACACATATATACTCATCATATCCTGAAGTTACTGTAAGACAAATGATAACACCTGTTTCTAAAATGAAAATAAATGTTGATATTAGTTCAGGGGGAGTAGCAAATACAAATATTTCTAATGTAAATTTAGAAGAAATTCTTTTTCAACTTCCATCTGACTACTATGATGATTATTCTAAATGGCTTGGAATTGGTATGGCTTTATCAAGTTTAGATAGTTCTGAAGAAAATACAGGAGTATATTTTAATCTTTGGGATAGTTGGTCTAGACAAAGTAGTAAATATGATGGATCAAAAATGATTAGAACTTGGGAAGGATTTAAGAAGCCAACAACAGGAAAAAAACTTGGAATTGGTAGTTTAATTAAATGGTGTAAAGATGAAGGAATTGTTAATATTTTTAAATCAAAATCATCATTTTCAGATATAGTTAATGCATATCCTATAAAACCAGTTGTATTAGATATTCAGACAATACAACCTAAATCAAGACTTGTTGAATTAAATCAAGAAAAATTGGTTCCTGAAGTATATAAACCTTATTTGTCTAAAAGACTAATATGTGTACAATCAGAAAAAGGTACTGGTAAAACTTCAAATCTTTTTGAAGCATTATTTGATCCTAATACAGATGTTATTACTCCAGAAACCACCATGTTATTCATTAGTTCAAGAAGAACTTTTGGTGTTAAACTACTTGGTGATTTGGAACGTTTTGGTTTTAAACTATATTCTGATATTGCCGAACCAGATATTCATGCAAAAAGAATTATTTGTCAGATTGATTCACTTACTAGACTATCTCGTGATTCATATGATTATGTAATTGTTGATGAATGTGAAAGTTTAGCTAGATATATCACATCCACACATTTTACTAAAAATCCTAAAGCAAATATTACTGTGTCTAACTTAGAAATGAGAATTGAAGACGCTAAAAAAGTTATAATTATGGATGCAGATTTGTCTGATAGATGTGTTCAATTTTATAAAAGAATTTTATCAGATGAAAATTTGGATTATCAACTAATAGTAAATCATTACAAACCATTTAAGGACTATACAATTGTGACTCTAACATGGAATGATTGGGTAAGAAAAGTTTTAGAAGCTATTGGAGAGGAAAAAAAGATAGTTATACCAATGGCATCTAATAATAAAGCAAAAGATTTGAAGACTAAGATAGAACAAGACTATCCTGATAAAAGAATCCTTCTAATTCATAAGGAGACAGATGATCATGAAAAGGTTAAAAATTTACTTAATGTAAATAGTACTTGGGGATTATATGATGTTGTAATCTATACTCCATCAGTATGTATGGGTGTGTCTTATGACATACCTGATGTTTTTGATTCAATATATGCTTATGGTTGTGAAAATTCTTTAGGTGCTCAAGAATTCTGTCAAATGTTACATCGAGTAAGAGAACCCATTAATAAAACAATATATATATCTATGAATTTATACAAAGAGTTCGATTCAAGTGAAGATATTATGACATATGAGGATGTTGAACAAATTTTGTGTTCTGATTATTATCTAACACATTATGAACTTCATAATAATTTAGTTCCGGTTAAAGTTAAAAAGGATAAATCTGAAGGTTCTGAATCTAAATTAGAATCAGTAATTCATTATCCATATAAGTTTGAACCAATTTATGATTTATTTGTGAGAAACTCTTGGGAAAATATAGAAAATAGATTGAATTTTTCAGCATCATTTTATGGATATGCAAAGTTTAAAGAATATAAATTAGACTTTTTTAGATTCGAAGAAAAAGATTCTGAACTAGTTGCATCTATGAAAGATATTAGACAATCTAGAGAAAATCAAGAAAAAGAGACATCTGTTCAGGGTATACTAGATGCACCAGATATTTCCAAGGAAGAATTTGTTGGCCTTTTAAAACAAAAAGATGAGTATTTAGAAGATAAAGATATACAAGCAATTAATAGATATAGATTTAGAAACTGTTATAAACTTGATGAAACAGTTGAACTTACACATGGACTAGTTGAAGAATTTAATACTAAAGATAAAATGAAATGGTATTATAATTTGACAAATATTATTTCAACAGAGACACAATGTACAGATGATAAATTAGATATAATCAAGTCTAATATAGTTTCAGATAAATGGATAAATTCATGTTATATGGAATTTACAACAAGAAACACATATACAAATCATTTGTATGCACTTAATGCAATTAAGTTATGTGGTTTTGATATTAATAATTTAGAAAGTCAGTTATCTCAAGCAGAACTTGATGTTAATGTGCTTTCATGTGTTAATTATATTGATTGCAATAAAAAAGAGATTTCATATAAATTTAATTTGAAAACATACAATAAAAATATTGTGGATCTCGAGTTAAAAGATCAAATCAAAATAATCAATAGTGTAATATTTAGTCAATATGGATTAAAAATTAAAAAGATCACTAAATCAATTAAAAATAAAACTCCAGATCAGATTATGTATGGGTTAGATGATGATGGATTATGGAATGGTTTACCAAGCATTAATAATTCAAAGCTTCAAGGTTTGGAGTTATATGATGAAACAGGTTCAGTAGAAGAAAAAAGACAATATAATTTAGCTTTGTTAGATTTTATGAATGAAGATGATAATGATTTAGATGATGATATTCTGCCATGTGAAGGTGAAGAATTTTTAATTAGTGCATAAAAATTCAAAAAATTATTTTATATAAATACAGTCATATATACATAGTGATTTTTTGCATGTTCGAAGTATCAAGCAAATCAGACAAGTTGTATGATTGCTAATAAAAAATTGAAAAATTAAAGTTATATATGAACCTTTATGTCATGTTTTTTGTCCCCGGTATGGGGGACAAAAAAAATTAACATACCATATGACAAGAAAAAGATAATTCTTGTCACCGTTTCACCATTATATTGGAAACAGTATAACAATGACAAGAGATAATTCTTGTCATCGTTTCACCATTATATTAGAAACGGTAAGTGTCCGACCCATTAATTATTGCAATGAGTTTACCGAACACTTGTTTTGCCCTTAACCCAGAAGATTTAGATACAAGTTTTTTGGATTTAGATCCAATAAATTTAGATATAAGTTTTTTTCTTGAAGGTTTAGATCTGCAAGATGAAAATTCTAAATTGATAGAAGGGTTAGCTATAGTTGAAGATAATTCTGCTATCTCAACTGTATCCCAAACCTCTCCACCACTTCAACCAACACCAAAACCACTTCCTAAAGCTTCTAAAGTTCTAAGAAGTCTAATAGTCGAGGAGTTTAACAAACAGCTACCTGTTGTAGAACCCGAGTCTGATGGTTCGTATAAATGTGAAACTGATTTACCAGTTGACAAATCTTATCAGTTATCTGATCCTAAAGATTTGCCTCCTGCTGATCCAGCTTTCATGTCTTTATGCGCTGCTGATAAAAGACAATTTAAGCCAGCACTAGCTCTAATGAACCCTACTGTGATCAAGATTATATGCGATGATCTTAGGAAGACTAATTCTGATCTTGCAGAAACTCATACTTTCACAATTGCAGTAGAGGGCAATAAAGCAAAACTTCTTGTTAGAGAAAAACTAGAAGCTGTTGGCGGAGGTCATCCCCGTGCAGAAACATCTGAGGATATTAATTTTAGAAAGAAGCATCCTATTCCTACTAATGAAGATATCCAAGCAGCCATGAATGATCCAAAGATAATTCCTCATAAGGAGGGATTAGCGCGATCAAAAGTTTGGACTATTGCCGGAAACTTCTCTCAGTGTACAAGATACTTTAAATCTAAGGGCTTGAAGATTGTTAAAACATCTGATCAGCCTAAAGATACAAGACTTGTACGCATTCGTGTCTTCTTTGAAGACAAACCCAAACCAAATACTTCTACTTCCGAGGAAGATGATAACACATCTACTAAGGTTGGTGGTGGTGGAGCTGTCAAGAGAGGGGGCAGTTCAAAGTCTAGATAAATGGCTGTATTTTTGGGAGTTTTATAAAAAACTTCAACTGTAGCCTAGCTATGGGGGATTTCACTTGTTAAGTGGGATCCAGCATCTCACTAAATAAACATTCTTTTATTAAAAATAAAAAACAAGTAAAATACTTGATTTTTTCTATTTAAAAAAATGTTTATAATTACTATTATAATAGTAATGACAATTATTAGTGAATGGGGTGGATATAAATTAAATGATGATTTTAAATCAGTTCTTGGAAAAAGATCAAGAAAACAAGTTAACAAGTCTAAACAAAGATCAAAATCCAATGATTCTGATGATGAATCTTTAGATGGAAAAGATGATGGGCTTGATGAACTAATGAATTTAATTGGTAAGAAACCAAAGGGTTCAAGTGGTGATAATTTATATACAATGAATAATAATATCTATTTTCAAGATGAAATTAGTTTTGAAACAGCAGATACTCTTAAAAAAGAACTTAGAGAAATGGAAGAACATTTATTAAATGTAGCGTCAAAATACTCAATGGATGCTCCGCCAATTAGACTACATATTACATCAGGTGGTGGATCTGTAATTGCAGCAAATTCAATTATTGATTGTATGGAAGAGTTAAAAGTACCTGTTCATACTATTGTAGATGGTTTTGCTGCATCTGCAGCAACACTTATTTCAATTCATGGATCTAAAAGATATATTAAAAAGAATGCAACAATGTTAATTCATCAAGTAAGATCTGGAATGTGGGGTAAAATGGCAGAACTAGATGATGACTATAAAAATATTAAGAAAACCCATGAGAAAATTAAGGATATGTATGAGGAAAAAACTAATTTAGCAAGAAAGGATTTGGTAAAAATTCTTAAGCATGATTTAGATTGGGATGCTCAAGAATGTTTAGATAAAGGCCTAGTTGATGAAATTATTTAAAATTATTTTATAGATATATAGTAGATAGGAAATATCTATACACAAAAATATTATTATAATAAATTATAATAATATTTTTAACCAAGTTATTATAAATATAATATATATTATATCATATCATAATATTAAATGCAAAATAACCATAGTAATTTGATATTAAGTATATTGGCAAACTATAAAACAGCTCAAGAACATTTTATAGTTTATAATGATATTATTGCAAAAATTCAAAATACTCATTCACTTCTACTAAATAAAAATACATATAATTTTTTTAATTATTCACTAGATTTAGATTTACTATATTTTAATAAACAACTTGTTGAAAAAGAATATGAATATTTTGTATCTTATAGAAAAAATTGTTTGATAAAGTTATATCAAGATTTATATTTGTTACTAAAACAAATTATTAAATCACTGTATAATTTCGAGTCTTCTGAATCTGAGTCAGAAAAAGACTATATGAAGAAAAAGTTAAGAGATATTATATCACCAAATTCATTAGATATTGATGTTGATCCTGATACAATAATTTCATGTATTAATTTAATAAAAGATTATTTTGAGAACTATAAAATTCAAATAGAAAACTTCCATAATTTTATAGAGGCTAATTGTACAAATAAAAAGAATTTTGATATTAAAAATGTGATTGTTAATTTAAATACTCAACATAAAAAATTTTTAATAGAATATGAAGGAATAAGTACACTTTTTTTAGAAGTTTTAGAATCCCATGCTTCTATATCAAATAAGTTTATAACAAAGTTAACACATTCTGTTAAAATTTTACATGAATCAAATTATGGTGAATTATCAAAAATTTAATTTCTAAGTTATTATTATATATAATGGATTTAACAGATATTAAATCTCAAACTCATAGTTTACCAATAAGGAAATGGAAAAGAGAAGAAGAACAAATTCTTAAAGAATGGGCAGATAAAGCAGTATGTTATAAATGGTTACATTTAAAATCATATGAACATTTTAGATGGATTAACGCAATTTATACAATTCCTGTAATTATTTTATCAACTTTAACAGGAACAGCTAATTTTGCTCAAGATAGAGTTCCTGTTAATTATCTAAGTTTTTATGTAATGACTGTTGGTGGACTTAATCTAATTGCTGGAATTATTTCAACAATTCATCAATATCTAAAAATTGCACAAATAACAGAAGCTCATAGAGTTTCATATATTGCTTGGGAAAAATTTTCAAGAAATATTAGAATTGAATTAGCAAAAAGTCCAAAAGAGAGACTTTCTGTTACTGAAATGCTAAAAACTTGTGCTGAAGAATATGATAGATTAGAGGAAACTGCACCATCAGTTAATACAGGTATTATTGAGCTATTTAAAAAGACATTTGGGGAAATTCATGATCTAATTAAACCTGATATTTTAGGCAAAATTAATCCAACACTAGTTTACGACAGAGAAGAACATAAAGATGATGATGATGAAGATGATGAAATTAAGAAAATAGTTATCCAAAACTCATCTCTTCAAATAGAAAAAAAACGTTTGGAAAAAGAAAAAGAATTAGAAAATTTAAAAAATACATTTTTACAAACTAAAGGTCGTTTACCAAGTCCAGATGAAATCGATGACTATTTTTTAGGTAAAGCTTAAAATAGTTTTTTTGAACTACTTTAAGTATTTTTTATATTAATTCTTTTGAATAATAATGTTTAGGTTTTGTATCTAGTCTTACATGTAAATAATAAACACCAAGACCATGTGTATTAATATATATTGTATCAACAATTTTTAACATTTCAATAATACATTCTGCAACATGAATCCAAAATTCTTTTTGTTGTACCTTAGGAGCATTATCAATAAAATCTTTTAAGGTTGTATAATTACGTTTAGATTTTTTACTAGGTACTGGAACAACTAAAACAGAATTACCTGATAAATTAGTAAAAGAAGTAACATATTTATTTTTTGGTTTAATAAAATGTTCTTTAAATGAATCATAGTCCTGTGATATTTTTTCTAATCTATTTGATTCTATATATTTTTCTTTATATTCATTTGATAAATTTGAATCAATAACTGATGTTTGATAAAAAAACCTTTTTTTAATATTAGATGGGTATGATTGTGGAATTCCATTTTTCCACTCTTTAATCTTATCCTTCCATTTCATATAATATATATAATATAATATATATAATATAATTTTAATGAGTGATGAAGAAAAAGTAGTTTACCTTCTTTTTAGAAACAAAGAACATATAGTTTATAAGTATTATAGGTTTTATTAATTATTATTAGATTAAAAAATTGATTTTTAAAATGATTTAAATTCAAAATTATATTTAATATAATCATAGCCTAATGAATAATATTAAAGCTGATGCACCTCAAATAGAACAACCTAAAAATTTAAAAATTAAATTAAAAGAGCATCAAAAAAGTTCTGTTTATGCAATGTTAAATTTAGAAGCAACAGGTGAAGTTCGTTTGAAGTTAAATTCATCTGTTTCAACAAAAGGAACTATTAATTTGCCAGAAAATGCAATTGCAGAAGATGCAAATATTTTTGGAAATAATTATTGGTATCATTCATGGTATTATAGAAATAATGGTGAATTTAAGAATATAGAGTATTTGATAAATACAAATTTTGGTGTATTATCTGATAAAGTTGGTGCTGGAAAAACTTTAACTGTTGTAGCAATGATAGTTAGTTCATTAGTACCACCAAATAATCCAAAAATTATTAATTCAACACAATTTACTTCAATTAAATACTTGGATGCAGTAGAACCAATCAAGACAAATTTAATTTTAATTCCACATAATCTATCATCACAATGGTATAAAACATTTACAGAAAATACTAAACTCCGTGTTAAACTAATTCATAGACATAGTGTATTAGATAGTATCAAGTCTGTGTATAAAATATCAGATGATTCAGAAACACAAAAGGAACTAGATATATTACCAGAACAGTGTTTAGAACATTATGATGTGGTTATAGTAACATCATCAATGTCTCAAGATTTTTTCACAAAGTATAAAGAAGTCAAATGGTCAAGAATAATTATTGATGAAGTACTATCAATCAAGTTACCAGCTGATATTCCATGGCAGGCAAATTTTATATGGTTTATTACAGCAACACCATCTGGTTTAGCGTATATTAAAAAATTATACATTAGAGAAATTTTTAGTAATTTGCAAAAGATTGTATTTAATTTTTTAATAGTTAAAAATAATGATGATTACGTTTCAAATTCCATGGATTTACCTGCATTAAATCAAATTTTAATTCATTGTTTGACACCTAAAGCAGTAGGAATGATTAAGGAATTTGTTAATGAAGATGTAATGAATATGATTAATGCAGGTAATATAGTTGAAGCAGTTGGTAAAATTAATTGTAATGCTGATACAGATGATAATATTTTTAAAGCTATTACAAGTAAACTAGAAAAAGAGATACATAATAAAAAAGCAGAGCTAAAATATCAATCAGAAAGAATTGCAGATGATACAAAAGCACATGAAGATACAGTTAAAAAACTTGGAGAAAAAGTCAAGTCATTAGAAGACAAGTTAAAATCAATAGAAGAAAAAATTAAGTCTTATGCATCAGAATCATGTCCAGTATGTTTAATGGATTTTTCAAATCCAGCTGTTATGAAATGTTGTAATAATTTATTTTGCGTTCCATGTCTTACAATGATTAATGGAATATGTCCAATATGTAGAGCTCCATTTGTTCTTAAAGATCTTCATGTAATTGTTAAGACTGAGGAAAAAAAAGGTAAAAAATGTAAAAAGGAAGAAGTACCAAAAGAACTATTATCAAAAAATGACAACTTGATAAATATAATATCAAAAAAACCTGATGGCAAGTTCTTAATATTCTCATGTTATGAAAATACAAATGATTCTATTGGTAGACTGTTAAAAGAAAATGGAATTTCATTTTCCAAGTTATCTGGATCTTGTGGTGCTGTTACAAATACTATTGATAAATTTAATAAAAAAGAAGTTAAAGTATTACTATTAAATGCTCAATACTATGGATCGGGACTAAATCTTCAAATGGCTTCTGATATTATTATTTATCATGAGATGAATAAAGAATTAGAAACTCAAATTATTGGACGTGCACAAAGAATAGGAAGAACAGATCCTCTTAATGTATATTATATGCTACATGAAAATGAAAAACATAATGTTACAAATCCATCTTTGGATATATCAATTTATGATCCAAATGACAAAAATTTATTAGAATTTATCACAGGAAATAATTTTGATAACAAAGTAAATACTAATGCTGAAGTTGGTGAGTTTTGGGATTCAGATGAAGAAGTTGCATTTAAAAAAGCAGAAGCAAAAAGACAAAAAGCTTTAGAAAAGAAACTTAAAGAAACCACACCTAAAAAAACTAAAAAAACTTCTAAAAAAACTTCTAAAAGAGTTATTAATGATAATGAAGTTTAAAAAATATCTATATAATATTTATATATAAATGGAGATAATATCTTTAGTTTCATTAGTAATTATTTTAGTTATACTTTTCTTTATTTTTTCAACTACACCAAAAAAGGTAGAACAATTTGATGCAACAGCAGATTTAATCTTTAATCAAGATGAATTTGTTGATTTTGAAAAATTTAATAAAGAACCAAAATATGCTAAATATGGTTCTGAAGGTAAAAATAATGTTGTTACTGATATTATTAAAAAGAATTTTGAAATCTGGAAATCAAATAGATTTAGAGTAACTAATGATAATATGGGAGGAAATCCAAATGCTGGTGAAGAAAAAAAATTAAGAATATGGTTTTAAATATTACAATTTTTAAATAAACTAAATTTGACTAAATTTAGTTTAATACAAACAAATAAAATGTTCAGTAATTTAATGAATTGGACAGAAATTAACTCTTTTGATCAAGTATCTATTGATCTTCCAAATACTTTAGTAATTTGTGATATAGATGATACACTTTTACATTTTCCAGGACTAACTCCTGAAAAATATACAGAAATATTAGAGTATTATAAATCAATAAATTCAGATCCTGAGATTGCTTTAAATGATGCAAATAATTATTGGTCTGAAAAATTTTCTCAAACAGTACCAATACATACAGATATGGATGGTTTTGCTAGATTACTTTTAAGGCTACATACGAGTTCTGGAGGACTATGTTTTTTAACAGCTAGACCTGGTCATCCAGATAATATCGAATTTACAAGATCCAATTTTAATAGTATTAAATTATCTTATGATGCTTTTATTATACATTATTCATGGTTTTTACTAAAAGGAGAATATATTCGTGATCAAATTAATTTAACAGGTTATACAAATATTATATTTATAGATGATATGGAATATAATTTATTGAATGTGAATTCACATTTTGGATCACAAATTAAATGTTATAAATTTATAAAAAATATATAATAAAAGATATAATCTATATATATATATGGTTATGGATATCAAATACGATATTAATACAATAGTATCTCTAGTAATTATTTTTTATATTCTTGTGTTAGTATTTTGCAATTGTTCTAAATCAAAGGAAAAATTTGAACAACTTGAACTTAGAAATGATCTACAACAACTAAAAGAAGAATCATCAGTTAATACTATAAGTAAAAATCTAAAAATTTTAGATTCTAACAATAATAAAACAATGTATGGTCAATTTATTTCTTCACTAGTCCCATCTTTAATAGATGAATTTTTATATATAGACGAGACAAATATTGGATATTTAAAAAATAGAGTTATAAATATATCTAAATCTGTTAAAATAAATGTTAGTAATATTATTACATCAAATTTTCCAATTAAATTATTTTTCTATAATTCAACTAAATCAATTATTAAAATTACTATAATATTTTCTGATAGAAATATTACTTCTTATGCAGATATAGATTGTGAATCAAACTATATGACAAATGATGTTAATAGAATAAAATTAAATATTGACAATTCTGGTATTCTTAAAAACAATATTACAATTAGAAAAAATTATTTAAATAGAGATGGAGTTCCAATTTTTTCACAATCTGGTACTTCATTAGTATTTAATAGATTATCATTAGAAATTGATGATGCTATTAAAGAACCAGATGAAGTTAAAACAATTTTTAGAAGTCCTTCACCATCACCAACACCATATGTAACAATTAATGTTGATCCGAGACAACCTGCTGCAGCTACTGCTGCACCTAGAGCAGCACCTGCTCCTACTGCTGCTCCTACTGCTGCTCCTACATTTTAGATTAATATATATTTATATTGAAATATATTACA